GTCCAGCACACCCTTGACTCCCGCCGGCCAGTCGTCGGCGCCCAACCGTCCTAGCTGGGCACAGTAAGGGGGACTGATGATACTGCGTCCCAGACAATCGCAACTGGTCGATCGCTCGATTGCAGCGCTCGACCAACATGGCAATACGCTGGCCGTCGCACCCACGGGGTGTCACGCGCCCGGCACACTGATTTTGATGTATGACGGCTCCACCAAAATGGTGGAAGACATTGTGGTCGGTGATCAGCTAATGGGCATGGACAGTTTGCCGCGCCAGGTGTTGGATCTGCATCGTGGTCGTGATGACATGTACGAAGTTCGCCCGATGAAGGGCGAGTCTTTTGTGGTCAACGCCGGCCATATGCTGACCCTGGTGCGAACCAACGAGGGCAAAGGCTGTCGTGGGGGTGAAATCGTTGATATTCCACTCTCGCAATACCTCAATGCGACAGCCACTATTCGGCATTTGCATAAATTGTTTCGAGTGGCAGTGGATTTTCCAATCCGGGAAATCCCTGTTTTAGATCCGTATTTTTTGGGTGTGCTAATAGGCGACGGAGGACTCAAGCATAGCATCGGCATTACAACGCCAGATTCGGAGATCGCTGAAACCATCTATTGGCAGGCGGATCAGTTAAATCTATCCGTTCGCGTTGAGCAATTACCCAATAATCTGGCCAATACCTACTACTTGGTGGGTACGCGTGGTGTGTCCAATGTACTCATCGACGTTTTGCGTGATCTAGGTTTGTACGGACTGGGAGCAAAAGACAAATTTTTGCCTGAGGCTTACAAATTCGGCAATCGTGCAACTCGATTAGCCATTATGGCTGGATTGCTCGATACCGATGGTCACTTGTCGAGAGGCAGATTGTTTGAATTTTGCAGCCGCTCTAAACGATTAGCTGAAGACGTCGCATTTGTTGCTCGTAGCCTGGGTTTTATGGCCAATCTACGCTGCAAGAAGGTTGCTGACACTGACTATTGGCGCATATTCATTAGTGGCGATTGCCACGAAATTCCAGTACGCATTGGCAGAAAGCAAGCCCCGTTGCGGCGACAAATTAAGGATGTCCGGCGCACCGGTTTCACGGTACATGCCAAAGGGATGGGTGATTATTATGGGTTTACGGTTGACGCCGACCATCGTTACTTGTTGGCCGATTTCACCGTCACGCACAACTCGGGAAAAACCATCATGTTGTCGGCGGTGGCCGGCAACGTGCTGGCCAACCTGGATCTCAAAGCCTGCATCCTGGCCCACCGTGACGAACTCACCCGGCAAAACCATAGCAAATTTAAGCGGGTGAATCCGGGCATCAGCACTTCAGTGTTCGATGCCGATGAAAAGTCCTGGTCGGGTCAAGCGACCTTCGCCATGGTGCAAACGCTATCGCGCAATACCCATCTCAAGGCCATGCCAACCATTGACCTGTTGGTGATCGACGAAGCCCACCATGCGGCTTCGCCGACCTATCGCAAAATCGTCGATCAGGTACTGGACACCAATGCCGATGCGCAGATTTTCGGCGTAACAGCCACACCTAATCGCGGTGATGGCAAAGGCCTGCGCGAAGTGTTTTCCAATGTCGCCGACCAGATCACCCTGGGTGAGTTGGTTCGTACCGGTTACCTGGTGCCACCACGCACCTTTGTCATCGATGTCGGTACACAGGGCGAACTGTCCAGGGTGAGTCGAACGTCAATGGATTTTGACATGAACGAAGTGGCGTCGATCATGAACAAGGCGCCCATCACCGAGGCAGTGATCCGGCATTGGCGAGACAAGGCGCATGATCGCAAAACCATCGTGTTTTGTTCCACGGTCGCCCATGCCGATTCGGTTTGCGAAGCCTTCAATCGAGCCGGGATTGCCTCGGTACTGATCCATGGCGAACTGTCTGATGCCGATCGCCAGCAACGCCTGGCTGATTTCGAATCGGGTGTAGCACAAGTCGTGGTCAATGTCGCCGTATTGACCGAGGGCTACGACTACACACCTACCGCCTGCATCATCCTGTTACGGCCCAGTTCCTACAAATCAACCTTGATCCAGATGATCGGCCGAGGCCTGCGCACGGTCGATCCCGAGGAGTTTCCGGGCGTCGTGAAAACTGACTGCATCGTTCTGGATTTTGGCACGGCCACACTGACCCACGGTTCGCTGGAACAGGAAGTCAATCTCGATGGCAGTAGCCATCAGGAGCCCAAGCTTTGTCCGGTATGCGAAGCCGAAGTACCCCGTTCGATCATGGAATGCCCGTTGTGCGGCTACATCTGGGAACGCGAGGAAGGTGAAGAACTGCCTCCGTCCAGCGAGCGCGAACCGTTAGCCGATTTTGTCATGAGCGAAATCGATCTGCTGAAACGCTCCAACTTTCGCTGGTGCGATTTGTTTGGCTGCGACGATGCCTTGATGGCAACCGGTTTCAATGCCTGGGGCGGCATCTTTTTCCTAAATGGCCGCTGGTATGCGATCGGCGGCAGAAAAGAGATGAAGCCGCGTTTGTTGGCGGTCGGCGAACGCACTGTCTGTATGGCACAAGCTGACGATTGGCTCAATGAACACGAATCCCAGGATTCGGCGCACAAATCCCGGCACTGGCTAAACCAACCGCCGACCGAAAAACAGCTTCGGCACCTGCCACCTCAAGTGAGGACTGATTTTGGGTTGACCCGTTATCAGGCCTCAGCCCTGCTGTCCTTTCTCTTCAACAAAGCCAGCATTCAACAGCTGGTGATGGCTGCCAACAGCAGTTATCGGGAGGCGGCGTGACAAATGGACAGGATGGAACATTTGCATCGCCGACAGGCGACCCGAAGGGTGGCGTACAGGGAGGTACGCCATGACTTGTGCAGTTTGCAAACGACAAGCGCGGGGCTTTATCTATTGTCCCGTGCAATACACGCGTGGCGATCCGCGTCGAATGCGTCTGTCCCGACAATTCTGCTCGATGCGTTGCCAATCGGCATTCTCAACACTGATGACCAAAACCGGAGGGGGCATGATCGATGCCAGTGAAATGGAAAAGGCTGCAATGCATGCCTGCTTGTTGCCACTTGGTGGTTATGTCGGCTCCATCGGCATGGAAAGAGCGCTGGCCGATTACAGCCAGGAAGAAGTCTTGATGCTGATCGACATCGTGATCTGTGCTTACCAGGACTACATGATCGAGGAGCATGAACGTCTGGCTGAGCAGGATCGGCAATTTTTAGAAGAACGGCTGTCGCGTCAGCAATCCTTAAATACCAAGGGAGCAATGTTCTGATGCTGGATTTTAATCATCAACCGAAATTTTACGAACAAGTCACGGCTGTGCTGGACCAGTCGCTGGCGATCGAACGTCAACAACAAGCCCCTCGCAACTATCTGGGGGCCTCACGTTTAGGTGTGGCCTGCGAGCGGGCTTTGCAATACGAATACGCCGGCGCACCCGTCGATGACGGACGTGCGTTTTCCGGACGCCTCTTACGGGTGTTCGAAGTGGGTCATTCGCTTGAGGCGTTAGCGGTCCGCTGGCTGCGACTGGCGGGGTTTGAACTGCATAATCAAAAAGCCGATGGTGGTCAGTTAGGCTTTTCAGTGGCCGGTGGCAAGATCAAAGGTCATGTCGACGGCATTATCACGGCGGCGCCGGCACCACTCAATCTGAGCTTTCCAATGCTGTGGGAATGTAAAACCATGGCCGACAAACACTGGAAAGCCTGCGTCAAATCCGGTGTCGCGGTCACCAAACCCGTCTATGCCGCACAAATGGCAACCTATCAGGCCTATATGGACAGCACGATACCCGGCTTGGCAGACAATCCTGCACTGTTCACCGCGATCAACAAGGATACCCAGGAACTGTGGTTTGAGTTGGTGCCCTTCGATCCGGCGCTTGCGCAACGCATGTCGGATCGGGCGGTGAAAGTCATTCTGGCAACGGAAGCAGGCGAGTTATTGCCACGCAGTTTCGCTGATCCCTCCCACTACGAATGCAAATACTGCAGTTGGCAAAAGCGTTGCTGGAGGACCGTATGATGGCCGACAACGTAATCTGGCTGGATTTCAACGACGCGCCGGAACAGCACACGGTGATGTTTGATGACATCGATGCGCTGCGCCAGGGATTACTGGACCGTTTGGAGGCGGTCCTGCATTACCTGTTCCCCCAAGGCTGGATTCGCAACGGCAAGTTTTACGTGGGTGATGTGGACGGTGCGCGCGGCAAAAGCCTGGTCGTCGAACTCGAAGGGCCGCGTCGTGGATTGTGGAAGGATTTCGCCACCGATGAGGGTGGTGATGTGATCGATCTTTGGGCCTTGTCGCAAGGTCTATCGGCTCGGCATGATTTCCCAAAACTGGCTCAGGACATCCGGCAATGGCTCGGTCTAGTGCCGATATCGACGGCGCCTGCCGCCAAGAAACAGTCATCTTCTGCCGTCACCATTGATGAACTCGGCCCTTATACCGGCAAATGGGATTACTTCACGGCCGACGGCGAACTGATTGCCTGCGTGTACCGCTATGAACCGGAGTCTGGTAAGGAATACCGACCCTGGGATGTCCGCGCCCGGTTATCGCGTGCGCCGGATCCCCGTCCACTGTTCAATTTACCGGCAGTGGCTAAAGCCAAACAGGTCGTTCTGGTCGAAGGCGAAAAATGCGCCGAAGCGTTGATCAACGTAGGCATCGTGGCGACTACCGCCATGAACGGTGCCAAGGCGCCGATCGACAAAACCGACTGGTCACCGTTGGCAGGCAAGCAGGTGGTGATCTGGCCAGACCGGGACGCGCCAGGCTGGGATTATGCCGAGCATGCCGCACAGGCCTGTATCGCGGCAGGCAGTGTCTCGGTTGCCATATTGGTACCGCCGACCGACAAACCGGATAAGTGGGATGCTGCCGATGCGGTGGAGGAAGGTTTTGATTGTCTGGCCTTCATCAACGATGGCTCGCGTCGGGAATTGAAAGTTGCACAACCGCTGCTGCCGACCTTCAGCTTAGGCGATCTGTTAGATGACGAATCACCGATTCCACCCGATATCATCTCGCCACGGGTACTGACACCGGGCGGCATGCTGGTATTTGGCGGCGCACCCAAAGTCGGCAAAAGTGATTTTCTGTTGTCCTGGCTGGCGCACATGGCGGCTGGCGCGACATTTCTGGGTATGAGTCCACCACGGCCACTGCGGGTATTTTATCTGCAGGCCGAGGTGCAATATCACTACCTGCGCGAACGGGTGAAGGAAGTCAGGCTGCCATCACATCGACTGATGGATGCCCGGCGCAACTTTGTCGCGACATCGCAGCTACGTTTGATACTCAATGATGCCGGCCTGGCTCAAGTCATTCCGACTATTGCTCAAGCCTTCAACGGCGAGCCACTGGACATCATTGCCATCGATCCGATCCGTAATGTGTTCGACGGCGGCGACAGCGGCGGTGAAAACGACAACGGCGCGATGCTGTTTTTCCTGTCGCAACGGGTCGAACGTATCCGGGCTGCAGTCAATCCGGATGCCGGGGTCATCCTGGCTCACCACACCCGGAAACTTGGCAAAAAGCAGTTCGAGGAAGATCCCTTCCAAGCTCTGGCCGGTGCCGGTAGTTTGCGGGGGTATTACTCGACCGGCATGTTGCTGTTTCGCCCGGATGAAACCCTGACGCCCCGCGATCTGATCTTTGAGCTCAGAAACGGACCAGGCATTCCACAAAAGCACACCGACAAAATCAAAGGCGAATGGCGCGAAGTCGATAGCAATCAGCGACTGGTATTACAGGACTACAGCGAGCGCCTGGACGCCGAACGGCGACGCAAGCGGGATGTGATTTTGCAGATCCTGTTTGATGAAGCGCAATTGGGTCGGTGTTACACCGCCAACCAATTCGCCGAGTCCTTCGAAAGCAAGGCCGGTCTCGGTGCCAATCGCACCATCAACGAACGGCTGTCGGTGCTCTCCACCAAAGGCTACATCAAGTTCTTCCGCAATCCCGAGGACTATGGACTGCCTCGACTAAACCGCAGCAAATACGGCTACCTGTGCGTTGAGGACATGCGCTTCCAACCCAACCCGGAGGCGTTTGATGACG